CAAGCAAGTTAGTTACTTGGAGTGAGTATTTGGCATCTGTAGTTAAAGTCATATCAACCACTACATTTGACCCATCAGAAACAATTGGAGAAACCTTATTAATAACAGATGAAGTAGGAATTGCTCCTAGCTCCACTTTTGGAGGCAAGACAGGGATCTTGGTACATCCAACGAATATAAATATCAAAAGGTAGAGTAGCTTTTTCATATTAGTTAAAGTTATTGTATCCGGTTAGTTTTATTGTTTGTGTATTCAAATTGATGCCTAATTGGTTACCATTCTTGTCTGAGGCATCCAGGTTCGAGGTTATTTGTATTCTGGTATTGAGATCTAGACCATTCTCAAGTGCTGAGAATTTGAGCCTAAATGGTACTGATGCGCCTGTCACTGGGTTCTTCAGGTCTCTGTCTATAGCACCAAACCTGATCTTACCATCTTTAGAGTTGGCAAACACATACCAAGAGTTAGGGAGTTCACTCTTTATGTCTTCGAACTTCACTTTTGTCTTGTCGTAAACAAACTCAAATTGAAGAGCAGAAGTTTGAACACCTTTAGTATCCAAGTTAACAGGTATCTCTATAGTGTTAGAAGTGACTGTTACATTATTTAGGCTTACATCTATGTAAGATACGTTTCTAACCTCATTAAACCCGTAAGCTGCATTTGTAAGGCCAGACAACAATAGACTATTCCTAGCAGTTGATATTGTTTGTCCACCTACTACAACTTGTGAAGAGTGTGATCTATTTACATCTCCTGGTATAAGGTACTTAAGGTCTACTGTATCAACTACATCTTTGGTCTTGAACTTTACCTTGAAAGAGTTTAAGCCGGTTGAAGTAAGTTGTAAAGCTGTAGCTACACTCACAGTATCAAAATAAGACTTTAAGAAGATAGGAATGTTAGTTGTACTAGAGTTAGCTTGAGGGCTAAATATAGTATCAGCTCCAACTGCTTGAGCAAATAGTAAGGCTAGGTCTCCTCCATCAAACTTCTGATCTTGGTTTACGTCGGCTGCAAAGAAGCTCATACCTGTAGTCATTACTGTCTTAGTATATGAACCATCAAGGTTTTGTTTGATGAACTCATTCTGTGCTGCTGTATAATCTGATACTGTAATTGCTTTTGTCAATATACTAGGTAGACTATCAGAAGGAATTGTAGCTAATGCATAATATGTTGTGTTAGGTAATATTTCACTAGATATGTTATATGAATTATTTGCACCAACCACCCTACTTGCTTTCAATACACTAGTAGCAGAATCAACCACTCTCAATGTAGGTTGTAGGTTGTTAGTCAAATTACCGTTCACTTGAAATGTACCATGGATCAATGCATTCAAACTAGGATCTAAATTAACCCAAGCAGAATTAGGTTTAGGCATCTTTATAGTCTTTTGCATACCAGCATTATCCCAACCATAAGCAAAGTTGTAGTAGATAGAATCATAAGCAAAGCCTGCGGCTACATTCACAACTTTAAAACGAAGATAACAAAGTACTCCATCATTCAAAGGTGTAGTATTACCATTAGGAGTTGCTGTAGATATATTAATACGATTAATTGCTTTAGATTGTCCTTGTGAATACTGGTACTGAGCATTATAAGCATTTTGAAGACCATCCTCAGAGTTGTTATTCTGATTGTCATACCAGTTATATCCTGGATAATAGTTGTTTGAAAAAGATGTTTGTGTTCCTGTAGGAAGCGCTTCTGTACCAGCAGTTGGAAAAACAACACCAATCATATTGATGGCACTTATCTGATGCTGGAAGTCAAGATAAAAGTTCCTTAGGTTAGAGCTGTTGTTCTTAAACACAAGAGCTACTTGTATAGTATCATCCTTCTCTATTGAACCACCATTAATGTCAGTAGTTACAACGTTTGGAGATATCTTTAGTTCAGCGATACTATTCTGTCCGTACGACAAAAAAGCAACCATACAGGTCACTAAAAGTAAAATTAGTTTCTTCATTCTGTTAATCTAGTAATTTAGTAATCAACGCAACACAGGTTTTCTTAACCGCATTTCTCATGACCGTTGAATTAAATTGACCAGATTCAGAAATCAATAATGTTGATGTGGAGATCTCTGAAGACTTATCAGTAACAGTTTGTCTCTTGATGAGCTTACCCTTATTGTCTAATAGGACCCCTTCCATTCGAATGATAACAGCGTTCTCATCTTTATGGAATATAGACACGTTGGTGTTAGTTTGTTTTTGATCCATGTACACTATATTAGTGTTGATCACAAACTCAGCGTCTTCTTTGTTTGCCAAATTGTAACCTTTATCTTGTGCAACTTCTTCTATGATATTCTTAACACCAAATGCCAGGTTTTTGTTACCTGTCATTGGGCCTATCTTAACACTATTTACAACAGTATTAACATAAACTGTTTTGTATTGTACTGGGACAAAACTAGATCTGTAAATAGAATCAGATGGTTTATTGAATGAACCATCAAAAGAATGTATAAACCACGTATTGATTGACTTGGCAACACTCTCAAAGCCTGTCATATCTAGAGCTACAAAACTGATTTGTACTGCTAAAGCTAGAGATACAAATACAAGAATTGCTTTAGATAGAAGCTCTATCGGGCTAATACGTAAATACTTATACATGCCTAATGATTAGTTACATGTATAAATATATAAAAGTACTATTTAAATTGGTTGAATGTCTTGATCAATTGATCTCTTGACACCACTCCTGAATTACGAAAGGCTACGTTTCCTTGGTGATCTAATATAATAAGTGTAGGTACAGAAGTTACATTATACTTTTCTGTAAATGTAGCATCATAGTCTACATTGATGTCATTTATACCTATACCTAGTTCAGATGCAACTTGTTGTAAAACTGGTTTAAACATTTTACAAGGTCCACACCATGGAGCTGAAAAATACATAACTTGCATGTTAGTTTGTTTTAAATTTAAAATTAGTTAATATTTCTACATCTTGGATTGATACTTTATTATCTTCTAAACCGTTAGCTTTAGATTGATCGTTGTTGAAAATATATGCGTGCCATTCGTGAGTCTTCTTAATATAGATAACTTTCCAGCACTTTTCTGGAATAGATAACCTTCCTGCCTTTCTTCTTTCACCAACTGATCCTGTCCATATTTTGACAGAGTCTTGATTCTCTGCCCAATCTCTTGTCTTCATCTCTAGAGTCTTCCAATCGCCTCTATTCAATGAACCATATTGAGGTGTCATGTTAGAGAAGTAAAAGCATTCCTTCATAGCATCAGGCCCAGAACATTGGTTATCGGCTGCTGGGGCCATGTGGCCACGATCAAAACCCGAACCTGTATAATCTTTTGTCAAATCAGTTTCAGAGGCCAGAAGTGGATCTGGGATGAACTGGTCTTTTCTTGGTACAGGTGATGCGCAAGTAACCTTTTGTTTTGTCAACCACCATTCTACAAGTACAGGATATTTCTTTGACTTAGAGAATACTGTTGTATACTCTTTGTGAACTAATCTAACTGTATCTTGAGCTTGTAAAGATAAAGAAAAAAGAACTATAAAGATTGATAATATGAATCTAGCCATTGTTTGTTATAAATATCGTGGGTCCTATTGACTCTGATTGGTTTAAATGTATAAGACTGTTTAGGTTTATTCTTCTTTTGCCACTTCTCGTACTCATCTTCTTTGAGCCATTGATCTGTCTGCTTCTTCATCGTCTTAAGTAGAAAGTCTCTTCTTTGTTCGTAACTCATGTACCAAATATAAAAAAAGCCCCCGATGTGGGGGCTCCTTTTCTTTATAGTGGGAAGATTATTTTCTCCAATCTAATGGTCTCTGTCTCATCTTCATCATCTGATATCTTCTGAAATGTTCTAGCCTTTCAAATTCTTTTCTATCATAGATGACAATTACTACATCACGTTTTTTGACAATCTCTTTTGGTCTAATGAATGGGGCATGAGGCATTGGTCTATATTGTTCGTGCCTTTTTTCTTGAGCCTGTTGGAACTCTACGTAGTCTCTAAACTGGTTGTAGATGGTTGTATCAGATAAAATTAGTTCAGACTCTGCTACAAAAAGATCGTCTGTCAAGTTTTGGGCTGAAGCTCCAACATACAAAAATGTAGAAGCTAAAAAGATAAATAGTTGTTTCATGTTTATTATAAATAGGAATGGATAGTTTAAACTAGACTTTAAGATATATAAAGCATTGTTAATCTAACCAGTTCTTTTTGTATTCACGACCTTTCTCTGTAAGAGAGTATAAGAAATCTCCTTCTTCATCTATTGATACTTGAAGTAGTTCTTTGTCTACCATTCCATCAATAAGCTCTTCAGTAAACTTCTTTGAAGCTCTAGCGTACGAATCTTCAATCTCTTCTACTGTTAGTTCAAAGTATTCTTTCTTTCCAATGATGTAGTCATCCCAGCTCTGTATAGCCAGATGATAAACTTCATCACACCAAATGTCTAATAGTTCAGCAGGAAGTCCTGTATCTATTTTAGCTAGTTCATAACTTAACAAGAGTCCGTATTGTTCTCCTGATGTGATGTCTGGTCTATTCATAACTATTCTATTGTGTAAAGTTCATTCTCGAATTTAAAAGCTGCTGCACTATCTTTATCTCTCAAGAAGTCTAAAGCTAGTTCATACCTTTTTACAGTTATACTCAACTCTTTTACAGAGTCTTGCAGTTCTGCTTTTTGAATATCTCCACCTTCAATCATTGAAGCCTCGTTATAATCTTGAATGATTAAACCTTGATAAGCAATAATACAGATCAAAGCAACAACAATAAGAAAATAGATTGCGTCTTGGGTCTTTTTCATGTTAGAATATTTCGTCATATAAGCTTTCATCCCAGGAATCACGGCCTGCTACTTTATGCAGATCTTTGTTCCAGTCGAAAGAGTCTTTTTTGTTTTTCTTAGATCTAATAGTTTTAATGTAGTTAAACCCGCCCTTATAGAGCCAGTAGAGAGAACCTGCCATAGCAAGTAGTAGAAGGATGAAGCCAGTCATGTGTTTTTTATTTTGAGTCCGTAATTAAGATCGAACAGTCCCATTTCAGCGGCCGCTTGTTTTTCATTAAGCCTAAATTGGGTTTTGATAAACTTAGTCCCCCATTCTCTCCAGCTCTTGTTTTGCTCTTCTGTCATTGTCCAATCATAATACCACTCATCTCACCTGTCTTCTACATCTTTAAACCTTACTTCATGACCTGCGAATTCAAACATTTTGTCAATTAAAGTCACCGCAATCTGACGTTTATCTAGTCTTGCCATAACATATTATTTTAATCCCACCATGAACGGATATCTGAACCGTCCCAGTCTTTATATTCTTTATACTTTTTGCCTTGAATGATCTGCCACAACTCTTTCCACTCCTTCTGTTCTAACTCGTGAGCCTTATTGAATATAAGTCTATTGTGCTCCTTCTGCTCTTCTGTTTCTTCATCTACTAATGTGTACCTACCTGTTTCAATCTCTTCAAACTCTTAAAAAAGGAATCTTGTGCTTGAATCTGCATAACCTTCATTTATAACAAATATACGAAAAAGGAGAAAAAAAATAAAAAATATCTCTATAGTTTGATCAAAGGAGCATCTTTTTTTGTATGTAGTACGTGCCTAGGTTGGCCTGACTTTGTAAGTCCTATGGTGTAGGCTTTCTTCTTTATAGTAGGTAGTATCTTGTCTACTCTTTCTTTAGAGGCATTGTTTCCCCAGATGCATAAAACCTTGTCACAAGTGTTAACCATGTCTTGTATCCACATATCATTCTCTGGGCCTACTGGATCAACCAGGTTAGTAAGATCTTTTGGGTTAGGTGTTATGTATCCGTAGAGGTTTGTTATGACCAGGCTGTCATATCCTTCTTTCAGGGCTATTTGAGATAGTATTGATACTGTACTGTTCTTACCGTTCTTGATAATGGATGGGTTTAGTCCTACAATACCTAATGGCTTTTTGGCTTCACCATTAATACTCAACATCCTAAAATACTGGTACTTCTGACACCTGCTTGTTACTCTCAACTCTTTCATTTTTTAACTGTACACAGTGATTATAAAGGTCCATCATAGTTCCGTCAAAACCTTCCATAATCTTGTCTAGTTCCTCTCCTTTAATCCTGAACTCTCTCCAAAAGTCTTTCTTCATATTCTTCATGATCTCTGCTTCCTCTTTCAAGAAGTCCTCATGAAGCTTTTTGTATCTAGCTCTAAACAGACTGATCTTGTCCATCTTCTCTTCAAATGTCTTAAGATGGCCTACAGCATCTTCAAGAAGATAGTTCTCATATTCTGCTTGATAATAGTAGTCTGAAGGTTCATAATCACCATTCGCTATCTTATCATGGAGAGTTCTTCTGTCATGAAGAGGTTGCCTTTGCTGATAACGTCTCCACCAAACAAATTGATTATAAGTCTTTTTTTGTAACTTAGATAGTTTTGTCTCCAAAAAATCTCTCTCTAGCCTTGTTGGAAAAATCATAACCTTCATTTAGTTTATTATAGTAATCGTTAGCAAACTTTATCTTCCACTCTCCTGTATGTCCATCTTCATCTAAAGCATACATAATGGCATTAATGATGTCGTCTTTTTGAAGTATCTGTGCTTGTTCAATTAAGAACAGCATATAGTTACGAGATGCAGTTCCTTGTTGATCATATATGTCTTCAGTCTTTTGTTTGAGCCAATCTAATGATGTCATAGTTATTTTTTAAGCATGTCGTAGTGTCTAGGATACACGTGAAGATTAGTAATGAACCAGTGCATACTACCTGGTTGATAACCTGTCTTCTCAGATACTAACTCTAATAGTTTAGCGAATGTGTATTGATCATTACAGAAGCCAAACACAAGATCGATAGATCTAGCGAACACTGTAAGATGTAGTTTGTCATCTTTGATATAGAAGTTGAGTACATCATTACAAGGTGTATCGTATTTGTATCTGTCTATGTCTTGAACTAGATAATGAACAACAATAGCTCGTCTAGTCTCTTTGTTGAGTTGTAGTTCTTTGATTACTTTCTTAAGCTGTTGATTGTAGTTCCAGAAGTAGCCGTAGTTAGAATTAACTTCTGTGGTACCTGGTATCATCATTTGTTTCCATATCTTGGCACGTTCACTGATCTCTTTAGCATCACGATTACCTTCACGATACCAGTTCCATTCGTACTCAGCGTAGTCTTGGTTGAATTTACGTTCTGGTGTTTTTATTACTTTATCAAGCGGATCTTGGATAGTGAATGATTGGTTGAACTTAGCTTTAGTACCAGCAAAGTCTTCACCTTCTGCCATGATGTCTTGATACAATAGTTCAAAGGCGTCAGTTGGATTCTTGTATATCATACTTGTCTACTTGTATAAATTGTTTAAGGAAGTTAATACCTTCAGGGTTTCGATACTCATTCAAATATACAACTCTTTTTATACCTGATTGCAAAATAAGTTTAGAGCAGTCTAAACAAGGACTAAGTGTTAAGTACAAAGTAGAGTTATCTACAGAGTTGCCTGTCTTGGCTGCCTTCAAAATAGCATTACACTCTGCATGAATAACATGAGATAAAGTAACATCATTCTCCTCACAACAATTATCCATACCAGAAGGAGTGCCGTTATAGCCAAAAGAAATAATGTTGCCGTCTTTAACTAAAACTGCGCCGACTTTAGATCGAACGCAGTGTGACAGAGTAGAAGTTTCCTTTGCTATGTTGATAAATACTTTGTCTAGTTTATTCACTATATTTGTGTTTTATAACTTCATAAAATTCGGGAGCATATTTTTTAACGAGGTTAAGATAGTATTGTTGTTTATACTTCTTATCATCTGTAGTTTCATACTTAATTAGATCTCGTAAGCGAGCAGCCATTTCATATCTTTCAGTTTCTACACACCAATCTAATCTTTCTTGCATTACTTCTATATAAGCATTTTGAGTCATATTATAATCCTGTTGAACCAAAACCACCTGATCCTCTTTCTGTATTTCTTTGAGGAAGCTCGTCTACTTCTTCTACATCAAAGTATGAAACAGGAACCAATACAAACTGTACTAGCTTTTGACCTGTTGCAACTACTTGTTCTTTATCTGATGTATTAATCATATGAAGATGGATCTCGCCTTCATAATCTTCGTCAACTACACATGCACCAACAGACAAACCTTGCTTAACAGCAACGCCTGATTTGTTGAATGCAATTAAAGCATATCCTCTAGGTACTTGTGCTTTAATACCTGAAGGGATTAATACTGCTTGGCCTGGATTTAATGAGATTGTTTCAAAATCTTCAGGCACATAGAAGTCTATTCCTGCTGAAATCGAGGTACCTCTATTTGGTGTTTTTACATTTTTGATTTTTTGTACTTTCATTTTGTAGAGCATTTTGGTAATCGTTTAGTGAAGCAATATAAGCTACACAATCTAATAGGTTGTCTTCTTTGTGATTGTAAGCCTGTCTCGACAACTTGAGTGCAATCATGGCATTATACATGTCAACTGCAGTTAACTCTTTACGGCTTAACAACGATGCAATCTTGGCAGCTTCTTGCATACCTTCTTGCATTGGGCCATATTGACGGGCCTTTTCCTCAGATCTCTTGTAGATGATCTCGTTTGCTTGTTCTAGAATGTTCATTGAATAAATATAAAACAGAATTGGTAAATAGTAAAATCAAAGTCCTAAGTATCTAGTGATGTCACTCTTGTCACCCCACTCTCTTTGAGAATCGATGTCACTTGGCTTGATTGTAGGCTTGGGCATATTTCTGGCTACGTTCCAGAACCAATCTCCAGAGTTGCCATAACGTTTCATATAGTCCCAACCTTTTGCATCATAGGTTTTAATACAATCAAATGGAGTATCAATATCACAGTCCTTTAAGAACTCTTTATGATACGAATAGAATTTAGCTCTACCAAGTTCACCAGGTTGTACATTTCTTGCAACAGCTACAGCATGAAATTTTGTATTAGGAAGTGCAATCTGAAGTGTTCTAGATAAAACTCCTGTAGAGAATACTGACCACATTGTTTTAATGTTCATGTCCTTTAACGACTCATGGAATATCTTTATGCCTCCTGCAACTACTTGCTCGTGCTTAAGACCAAAAGGAAGATACTTAGCGCCTACTTTTTGAGCAAAGTCTTTTGCCCATGCATTAATAGTTGGCATAGCAGGAGTCTTTAAGAAGATCGGCGTAGCTCCATCCTCAATAACACGTAGTTGATGTTCAGACGCTTCTTTAGATGCAGGCATAAATAGTACAAGCTTCTTATTATACTTCTTTGCAAGATAAGTTAATGAATAAGGAGCGTAGCCTGTTCTTGGTGCAACATATACAAGTGTATCTTCTTTTACTTGACTAATCATGAAGTCGCCCATCTTAGCTTTAGTACCGTATTGAAAGTCACCATCATCTATAACATTATAGCCTTCAATTTGTTTAATGCTAAATGTAAAGTCTGGTTTATAGTCTTTCGTCATTTCTAGATAGTAGTTTAAGTCTCTACCATCTGACATGTCTAAGTTAGATTGATCTGTTGCTTTGTTTACAAACATAACTATTTGAGTTTAGTTGCGAAGTCATAATACTTATCATGACCCCAGGTCTGTTTAAGAATAGAATTGTTGTTCATCCTACGACCATTGTTCTTAATAATATGATCTTCAGACTGATACTCTTGAAAATAACGAACTACATCACAAGCTCTACTATCTTCACAATCAATAGGGTTCAAGTTATATCTGTTAGACAAGAATTGTAGTACTTCATTGATGTACTCAAACTCTTTTACTCTAGGACTCACTTTAGGAAAGATAGCATTAATACAACGAATAGCGTTTGTACCTGCATATACCCAACCTTTAGGATTAACATAGTTAGGAAAGTATTCACCTAAGTCAGCAGCAAATGCTGTTAGAACAAAGTTCTGCTTCTTGAAGCCAAGGTTCTTAAGGTAGTCGTTACCTAGATCAGTAATTTGATATATGTCGTACTTCTTACTCTGTACTGCCTCATAAATGTGTCTTATCAAACCTTCTGAGTAGTCTAGAATAAACTTTCTTAAGTGGCCTCTTGTTTCGCCTTCAAATGTAAACTGAGGAAGTAGGTAACCTCTATTGTCTGTAAAAGGTGTAATTCTATTCCTGAGGTCTTCTTTCCATTCTGGCCATGTATAATGCTCTTTCAATATAGAATCTACAATCCAGAAATTACCGAAGCCATGCGTCCCTAATATGTCCTTGATATGGTCTGTCTTGTATCTTGGTACGTAATTGATGCCTGAACCTGCTAGTCTAAACAAATAGAATAACATGAACCAGTCAAAGTCATCTTTAATATCATGATGAGTAAAGTGATGCCCCATTCCTCTTAGATCGTTCTCTTTGTACCATACAGCTTCAGTGAATGCACAGAAGGCAGCAAATCTACGATGTGCTGTATCGTAAATAGGTACATAATAGATTAGATCATCATTTACATCTTTATATAAGTCGCCGTCATAAGGAAGCTTAAGACTACCGTGCTGTTGCATTAATAGACTACGTTTGTCGTATTCGTCTAGTGCTTCGAGTAGCTTTTCGTTGATTATGAACTTCTGCATTATTTTATAAATTGGTCTGAGAACATATAATATCGAGGCTTCAAGTGTACAGATTGTTTAGGTTCCATGTACTCAAACATCTTCATACCGTCTTCATCAATCCATTCATCCGGCCATTGAAGTGTGTTAAGGCCTGAGTTGTTCATGATCCTATTTGCTGTATCTCTCAACTCCATTCTTTGTTGTCTTGTGCCAAAGTAAGGTTGTTTGAGATACAAACCCGTACCAGGTAATTTACGACTTTCGTGCTCAACCGGTAACAAATTAACTAGAGTAGCGTTGTTTAGTTTCTTAGCGAACTGTACATAGCGTCTAAATAGTTCACCAGTTGCTTGCTGTGGATTCTCTTGCCTCATTAAATGAAAACGAAGATCAATGTTACCAAAGTAAAGAATGACTTCGTCATACTTTTCGTTCCACTTATCAATTAGAGTGTCTGCATCTTTCAAGAAGCCAAACAGTGTTTTACCATCTGTTCTATCAAGACCATAACCTGGCTTCCATACACTGAGTGAATGTGAGTCGCCTCTAACTAACTTTCTAGTAGTATCACCATATAGTTTAGCAAAGTCAATACAGTTGATTGATGTAAATTGATGATCTATACCAAACCTCTTATTGAATACATTAAGGTCTATTGGTACATTAACTGCAATAGCGAGTCCTGTATATTTAGCCATTGCTTCTAACTTAGCTCTATGTTCTGGTTGAGGCCCTCCAATAAAGTTGAATACATTCTCTTGATAGTTAACGCCTTCTAAGATATACAACCTCTCATACTCGTTCCATGTAGAAGGATCGGGATTAAAGAATAATTCACCAGGATGTTCTGCTTTAAGTATGTTCATCATAACATGATAGTAGCCACCTCCATGGTGAGAGGTGGAACTACCAACATTGTTGAGCATACCTACAACGGCTGCTTTCATAACTTATTATTTTAATATTACATCATGCCACCCATACCCATCATTGGGTCGGCTTTCTCGTCCTTATCTTTCTTCTCAAACACAACTGATTCTGTAGTTAGGATTGTACCTGCTACGGATGTTGCATTCTTAAGAGCTGTGATAACAACTTTAGCTGGATCGATAATACCTGCTTCAATAGCAGATGCCATTTGATGATTCTTTGCATCATAGATCTCAGTCTCAGTTGGAGTATATTCCCACCAGGTCTCTACACCAGCATTAGAAAGGATCTTAATAAATGGAGCTTGTAGTGCTTTACGAACAATATCTCTAGCGATAGCTACATTTGTATTACCGTCTTCTTTCTGATTAAGAGATAGTTTGTAAAGTGTAGCACCGCCTCCTGGTACAATACCATCAGCTAATGCTGCTTTAGTTGCGAATAATGCATCTTCAACACGATCTTTTTTCTCTCTAATCTCAATATCACTATTACCACCTACAGAGATGATAGCAACGCCTCCGATCAACTTACCAAGCCTTTCTTGCAGCTTCTCTTTCTCATAGAATGAAGTTGCTTTCTCAATCTGGTCTTTGATCTCCATTGCACGATTAGCAAGTGCTTTCTCTTCACCTTTACCGTCAATAATAGTTGTATCTTCTTTTGATACAGTAACTAGTCTTGTTGTACCAAGATACTGACCAAGTTGTTGTGTAGATAGTTTATCAAGCTTCAAACCTTTGTCTTTAGAGATAACTTGTCCACCAGTCAAGATAGCAATATCTTCAAGGATCAATGTTTTACGTTCACCAAAGTCTGGTGCTTTAACTGCACAAACTTGAACGATGCCACGCATCTTGTTTACAATAAGTGTAGCAAGAGCTTCGTCTCCAATGTCTTCAGCTATAATCAACAATGGTTTATTCTCAGAGTTAGCCTTAGTCAAAACCTGTAGCAACTCTTGAGCTGTTGAAATACGACCATCATAAAGTAGGATGTACGGATTATCAAGCACAGCTTGCATTGTAGTATTGTTAGTCACAAAATAAGGCGACTTGTAACCACGATCAAACTGCATACCCTCTACTACTTCGAGAGTAGTCTCACCTGACTTAGACTCTTCAATAGTAACGATACCGTCACGACCTACTTTATCAATGGCTTCACTGATCAAGTTACCAACCTCCGAATCGTTGTTACCTGATATAGTTGCGACTTGTTTAATTTGTTCTTCTGAAGAGATCTCGATAGCTGTCTCTTTAATCTCACTTACGATCTCATCTACAATCTTGTCAATCTCATTCTTGATCTCAACTGCATTTACACCTTGACGAATCTGCTTAAGACCATGCTTAATCATCTCTGTAGCAAGTAAAGTAGATGTAGTTGTACCATCACCTGCTTCATTTGCACTCTTGATACTAACTTGCTTAACAAGTTGCGCACCAAGATCCTCGATATCGTCTTCTAGCTTGTGAAATGCTTTAGCAACTGTTACACCATCTTTTGTAACCTTAACTTCACCAGACTGTTCACGAATCAAAACAGTACGACCACCAGGCCCTAATGTTGACGAAACAGATTGGTTTAACTTTTCTATACCTTGTAAGAGCTTCTCTTTAAGCTCTGTTCCAAAAACGTTTTTTGTTGTGCTCATAATTTATTTGTTA